TACAAGTTCCATATATAAGTATTTATAAAAATCAGAGAAAAATAATATGTAGATGATATTTTATATATTAATTGTTAAAAATTATTATATTCATTTATAATGTTTTATATTGAAAAGTAATATTATTCTTTTCATTTGATTTAGGAGAGTATTTTATACTACTCTTTTCATCATCAATTGCTGATTTTATATCGAATATATCTGTTGTCTTATTTGTATAATCTTTTATTTCACAAGCAGATGTATTTTCAGAAACTGCAATATGTTCATCTTTGAATGTTTTAACTACAAATTCCCACATATGTTGTTTACTTAATAGAAACATTCCAACTTCTTCTTTAACTTCTGTAATTTCATATATATATTTATTATAATCTACCATTATAATATCACCGACCTTTGGGATATACTCTATAAATACATCTTGATGACCATCTTTATCAAATGTAGATGCTTCTTTAAAATGAAGTTTTGAAACATACATACTGAATGTATCTAATCCTTCTACTCCAAATTTAGTCCAAAGTTTATCTTCTCTTGGTAAAGTATAATAACCCATAAAGTTAAATGCTCTAATGAAATTCCTATTATTATCTTCACCCCAAATTTTATCATATGTCATGTTCCATGATGTTACATAATAGGTCATATAAACGCCATGTTGATTAAATGCTTCAGTCAATAAATTATCAAATAATCTTCTTTCATTATTGTAGTAAGAAGAGCACTTTGTAATATATCCATTAGGAAGTTCGTTATTTTCATCTGCTTCCCAAAGAGTATCATTAAAATCACTAAAATGAAAATCAACAGAAATTGTAGGATTTTCTATTGATAATATTAAATTGATTGTTGATATATCTACCTCAATATTTGACATTTGAATCCTTTAAAATAAAAACTTTTTTAATTATTTACCAACCAGCAAAAGGATCATTTGATCCCATTTCATTATTTTTTGGTGTATATTTTATATCATCTTTATTTATATCTATCTCAGTTTTAATATCTTCATTATCTGTATTTCTACCAGAATAATTTTGCATATATCCCATAGTTGCAGAAGTATCAGGAGACATATCGATATGTTCATCTTTGTAAGGTCTGACTACAAATTCCCACATATGTTGTTTACTTAATAGAAACATTCCAACTTCTTCTTTAACTTCTGTGATTTCATAGATGTGTTTATTATAATCTGCCATTACGATATCACCAACCTTTGGAATATATGGTTGATACATCTTAAATGTTCTATTATAATTATATCTTGATACAGTATCGAAATGAAGTTTGGCAACAAATATACTGAAGGTATCCATTCCTGTTATACCAAATTTACTCCATGTTTTATCTTCCCTTGGTAAGGTATAAAATCCATTGAATTGAAAATATCTTTCAAATCTTCTATTATTATCTTCACCCCAAATTTTGTCATATGAAGTGTCCCATGTTGTAACATAATAATATAGACAAACTCCATGTTGTTTTATTGATTCACTTATAAGTTTGTCAAATAATCTTCGTTCACTATTATAAGAATTTAAATGTTTTGATATCCAATTATTTGGCATATTAGTATGATTTCCCATACTAAAACCAAATTTAGATTCTGTAGAAAATCCTATAATAGCAGTTTCGATACCTAAATTTAATGATATTGGTTCTAAAATTACATCAATATCAGACATATCATTAACTCAAATTCAAAATACCATTAGCATTCCATTGAAGAGTAAAGTTTCCATTTGAAGAACTTTTTCTACTTCCAAAATCTAATGCACATATCATAGCACCATCAGATGTTCTATAAATTACACATCCATCTGCATCAATTGTAGAACTTGACCACGTAATATTATCAGCATACCATTTAGATTTTTCAGTTGTATTATCTACAATTACTCTACAACCACTTAAAACTTTTGGTGAATATCCGACACTATTATAAGTTTCATCTGATGTAATATCCCAAGTAGCAGATAAATCACCCCATGCGCTAGTGATATCTGCTACTATACTTGAAGATACTGAAAAAGCATTAGCACTTGTAATTAAAGAAACACTATATGACTCATCTGCACTCAAAGATATCGATCCATTAAAAAGTTTACCTTTGAATGAATTAAAAACAAAACTTGCCATGTGCTTATCTCCTTCACTAAATTAAAGTAATGATGCAGCTTTGTTTACCACATTAGTACTTTCACCATTTTTCTCTTCACTTTTAATATTTCTATCAACAACATAATTTTCATTAATACCATCAAGAATGTTTGTTGCATGTTCTACCATTTTTCCTGTCTTAGATTTAACAGGATTCTTCACCTCTTGTTGTGGAGATTTATAATTGAATTTAGGAACTTTTCCAGCACCTTGAGGTTTTTTTCCAGGAGATCCTGTTTTAATACCTCCTCCCATTTCTTGAGAAGGATTCTTAAAACGATTTCCTGGAGATGAATTCTTCTTCCCTGTCATATTTGTTTTAACAGGATTCTTCATCTCTTGACTTACTTTTTTAACAGATTTCTGTTTATCAGATGTTCCTTTTGGTTTCTTCCCTGTCATATTTGTTTTAACAGGATTCTTCACCTCTTGACTAGGAGATGAATACTTTCCTCCAACCTTACCAGAATCTTTCTTTTCTTTACTTTCAGAAATACTGTTTTTTACCTTTTTTTCGTAATCTTCTAGATATTTTAAGAATGACATAATTCTCTCCTATTTTGCATTAGATTAAATATCTATTTGCTCTTTTAACCAAAATTTGTTCAGTAGTAACTTTCTGTTCTACTTTAGGTTCTTCTTCCTTCTTTGAATCTTCAACAGAAACTGATTCTTCTTCTTCAGTCTCTTTAGGTTCTTCCATTTCTCCACCTACTTCAACATCATCAACTGCTTCTTCGCCCACATCATCAATATCTTCACCTTCATCAGATTCTTCACCTGTTTCTTCACCAGATTCTTCTGTTTCATCGTCATATAAACCAAATTCTCTAGCAATCTCGATAGAATCAGAGATCCATTTCTTGACGAATTCTTTCACATTATCATCTTCTGCAAAAAGCAATTCTTTAAAATTTTCAGCAAACTTATCCTTTTCAGAATCATCATATTCATTTTCATAACTGAAACTAAACAAATCTTTAATTAAATTTTTGAAATCCATAATTTCCTCCATTTAGATTTTATTGTTTACAAATTTATTTATATTTTCTTTGAATTCTTCATCAATCTCATTTATTTTTTGTATTGATTTAATTTTTATTTCTTTAGCATTGATGAAAATATCAAAAACTTTATCTTCTATATCTGCAGCATCTAATCCATCAAATAGATCTTTTAAAGACACTATCATATTCTCTGATGGATAACAAGACATTAAATATTTTTTACCTATTGAAATTAATTCCTTTGATTTCTCTTTTACATAATCTGCAAATTCTTTCCCACTTTTGTAATGAAAACCATTTTCTTTAAAAGATCTCTTTATTTCTTTAACAACGAGTCTCAATGCATTATGTAAACCTTCTTGATATAAAAGATATTCTTTCTGTTCCATTACATAATCAGGAGTTTTATTTTGATTTCTCAATTTTAATTGTTTTTCTTTATAACTTGTCAAAAAATCTAATATTAAAATCTCTATCTTCAACTCAACATAATTCATTTGTTCATCTAAAATATAATCAGTTATATCTTTCTTTCTTTTCATTGTATCAGTAACAGTATTGATCATTAACAGAGCACAATCACCACAAGATCTTTTTTTTCTGAATTTAGATATAATCCAATTAATCGAAATTCCTATTACCTCAATAACAGTCTTTATATTCTTAAAAAACAAAAAAACTACAATAATACTAAGAATAATCAAAAAAGATTGCCAAAAATCCAGATTTAAACTTTGTAAAAAACTTTGTAAAAAAGTCCAGAATTCTTTTGGTAAAAAGTACATAATTTAATTATTCTTATCCTTTTTTATTTTTTCACTTACTATAACCTTCACCTCTTTTTTACCTTGAACTGGACCCAATCCAACGTCTTGACCAATCTGACCAAATAAATCTTTTTCTTCTGTATTAATTTCGAAAGTTTTTCCAAATTTCTTTTCTATTTCTGCTCTTAATGCATCAACTACACCATTGATAACTTCCTTAGTAACCATATAATCATTACTTGAAATAACAGAAAAAATCAATCTTTTATTATTTACATCTATAGCATAATTAACAGATTGAAATTCTGGTTCTCTATCTGTAAATTCCTTAAAAATCTTAATAACCTCATATAATGCACTATTATCGTGGATATTAAAAGCATCTCCATTTGCATAGAGATTCAATGCTGGAGCATTGGGATCAAGAAAAACATCTGATGGTACTTCTTCCTGATCAGTATTGTCATATGCAGAAGTTGCACTATCTATAATACCCAAATTTTCATTTAAATATTTTATGTAAGTTTTATTCATTTAAAACTCCTATTATTTGTAATTACAAAATACTTGCTACCTATTATTTATAGTTTTTCCAATTCTATTTTACGATTAAAATATTTAAAGTTATTTTGTTCATAATATTTCAATCTTTCTTTAAAATGTTTATATACATGATTCATACCAATATCTATAGATCCGTCTCTCTTTTTAATCTTCCAAGTCAAATCATCAACAATATCCCAAAGAATAAGTTGTTTCTTAGATTCATGAGTTCTTAACCCTCTTCCTATACTTTGAAGAACTTTAATTTTACTTTTGTAACTAGATCCGAAAATTATGTGATGAATTCTTTTGATATTAACACCAGTACTCATTGTTCCATAACTCGATATCAATATAACTCCACTCTCATTATTCATCTGTTTCCTGATTTTTTCTCTTTCTTCTGGATCTACTTTACCATATATTTCGTAAATAGTGTTATCTCTATTTGAAT